ACCGCCACCACCAAAGATTTTAGACAACAACCCACCACCAAAAAAACTGCCTTTATCCATGCCCATGAATTTCATGGAAGCAGTCAGCATTTGCATTGCTTGGAATTGCAGCATCATTGAGGTGATGTTTAGAATCACGCTGCGAGCAAAATCTTTAAATCCCAATTTACCGGTTTTTACAAAAGAATCTAACGCACTGTTCATACTGCCAACAAATGAGTTAAAAACATCTGCTCCCAACTTCCCAGCATTTTCAGAATCTTGCCGGAAACGTAGGAAAGCGCCGCTCCATCCGTCGGCGAATGATTTACGACGCTGCTCATCTATCATCATACTATTAAGCCGTACGTTGCTAAGTGCGGTTTCGTCTGCTATTTGTTGTTGGATAATGGCTTTTTCTGCTTCATAAATTTTGCCTTCACCGTGTTTTTGTTTTAGTTCCACAATCTGTTTATTAAATTCGGCTATGCGTCTGGTGAGTTGCAAAGTTTCCATAGCAACATTGTAATCATAATCAGTCATGGTAACTTTTTGAGATTCCAACTCTAGTCCATAAATAGACAGTTTTTGTAAATCTCTGGTTAGCTCAATTTGATTTAAAATCAAACCAACTTCTTTTTCTGTTTGTTGGGAAATAAGAGCTTTCTTTATTTCTCCTGTTTCAATAATTTGTTTCTGTTGATTTCTTAAACGTTTTTCTTCCGCGTCAAACAATGGGCCAGCGCCCATTTTATCTTTAGCCTCAGCAATTTTTTGTTCAATATTTGAGATTTGAGTTTTGACATTTAATGTTTCAGACGCAATTCTGTAATCATTTTCTGAAATAGTAATTAAGCGAGCTTCAAGAATAGATCTTTCGGTTTCCAGATTATTTAATACCTTATCGAAATTAACTTGCTTTTCAATTAACTCAATTTCTTTATTTCTACGAGCAATTATTTCTTTGCTTCCGTTATTTGCTTTTGCCAAAATTTCGGTTTGAGCTTCCGCGTAAGTTCTTTCAATAACATTTATTTCTTCTTGGCTTTTTTTATCTTTTAACAAAGCAATAGCGCGAACGCTTTGAGCAGCAGCATCTTCTTTTTTTAGATTTATACTTAATTGTTCTAATTCAATTTGATATTTATCCGCGTTTAATGCTTTAATTTTTAATGCACTTTCTTCCCCCATCAATCCAATCATTTGTCTTTGCAAATAAAGCCTTGCGTTTGCGGCTTCTATAACAGGTCGTATTTGTTCTTTTTCTTTTTCTAAATTGTCTTTTTCTTCTTTTCTTTTTTTGTCATCTTCAGCGGTAATTCTTGCCATTTCTGCATCGTTAGCATTTACATCACGAGCAGCATTTGATTTTGGTCTATACTTTAAACCTGATACAGAAGGTTTAGATTCAGAAGATGATTTATTGTTTTCTTGCAAAGCAAAATACGTTATCACGCCAGCGATTGCTGCTATAGGCCCAGCAAGAGCGGCAAGCCTAGTTCCTACCAAAAGCATTGCAGACGAAGCGGCGGCTAAAGACGTGAACGAAGACGCAAGCAATAGAATAGTTTGTGATAAAACAAGGACGCGGCTAATTACGACTGATGCCGTGATCGCGTAAAGAGCAGCAGTAAATTTTTCAATGCTAATTGTTCCACCACGAGTGAAAGGTGCGGTCACATTAGCAAACGCAATCATCAAGTTATCCATGCTGGTCTTGAGATTGTCGGAAACCCTGCCTAGTTTTTCTACTGCATCAGATGATTTTTGATATTCCCGAATATCAATATTAAGTCCTTTTGCAACACCGGCAACATCCATGCCAGCAGCACCGCGGCCTAAAAAGTCTTTAATAAATTTCACGCGTTCAAACGTGGATTTGGAACTATTATTTAAAGCCTCAAATACTCTGTTAATTGCTTTTTCCGGACTTAAACTGGATATTTCTTTGAATGAAATTCCTATTTGTTCAAATTGCGAAATCGTCTCTTCGTTACCTTTCCGAGCATCGCTAATGCTGGAAAATAACTTACTCATAATTTTAGAAGCAGACTCTCCGCTAACGCCAGAAGTTTGCAATGCATTCTTGAATTGCAAGGTCTTCGCAATACTAATATCAAAGCCTTCTGCCAAATCTTTAATCGTATTTGAAAAAGATAAAGTTTGTTGGACAAGAGCCGCCATGCCCAAAGCGCCAACACCCAGCCCGCCGCCCAATGTTTTCCAATGACCGTAAAGCGTTTTAATATCTGCCGACAGATCATTGAACGCGCCTTGTAATTCTTTTGCGCGTTGTTTAGCACCGGCTACGCCCTTGTCAAATTCGACACTGACGAGTCCAAGTTTTACTGTTAACGTTCCAATGGTAGCCATGGCGAATTAAGTTCTGTTAACAAAAGGTTTACTGATTACTCTAGATGCTCTTTCTTTTTCGGCGGCAATTTTATAAAGTGCGTATTTTATTTCATCGCCTAATTTGTCAATAACATCTGTAGCCGATCTTGACAAAGCAGGTCTTAAAAATGGTTTCCCATTTGGTTTTGATGCTGTGCCAAATTCAATAGCAAGAGCTACTGGCCTGTTGCTATATTTTGTTATTTCTTTTCCTTTTTTACTAAAACTCGTATGCTCAACGCTTTCTGCACGTTTGGCACTAACGGACACACGAGCCAAAAAAGTCTCGCCTTTAAAACCCGAAGACGTTTTATCTCTTGACGTAGGTCTGTGGGCGGTCATGTACAAATGATCTTTGAGTTGTCCTGATTCTATTGGCACCAAAGATTTTGCAATCTTATAGGTTGGCTCAATTGCCGCTAGCATTATTTTATTCCACATCTTTGCAGTCTTTTGACGTCCGAATTCTTCCTGAACCTCGGTCAAAGATTTTATGAGTGTGTCCATTCCTTCAAATTGGAAATTAATATTATCCATTTGAAAACTTGTCCAAAGAAAAGCCTGGCGCTTGAGACAAAAAAGTAATTAGAGGGTCATTCACTACCGGATCATCATCCGGGTTAGTCCCATACTCCGTAACCCATGGGAAGATCGTTGCTGGTTTGATGGGAGCAACATTTGAGGCCCGCAAGTAATTAAATATTGCCGTTGTGATAGGAGTCAAGGCATCAAAGATGCCTTTGTTCCCCAGCAGCCCGTCAGAGTACATGACCTGAATCTCCGTAAACGTCTCTTCGTCTATTTCGTTAATGTCGCTTTCTTTGTGTCCATTAAATATCATAGCAGCAACTACTTGCCTACGTAATGATTGCCTTAATTTTTTTTTGATGCTTTGTAATCTGGCCGAATCGCAGACTCTATGTCTTCGACTATTTGTCTAATAACCTGCTCCGGAAACTCCTCCGAAATTTGAGCATAAGTTTCGTTGATTATTTCGCCAGTTTCAGATTGCAACAAATGAAAATACACTTCCACGCGGGACTCCCACATAGCGGACATAATTGCTACTTGTCGAATAGAGGTTCCTTCTACAAAGATGTCATCGTCTGTCAGACGAATCATTTCTTTGTTTGCGTTAATAGATGACAAGAAATCAGGCCCACCTTGAGAAATTGACTCAACTACTGGGGCAGATAATCTTTTGTATATTTCTTCTATTTTCTCTTTGTTTGGATTGCTGATATTTTCAATTAAAACTTCCATCTCTTTTTTAAGCGGAATACGAACCCGCAAAGAAAATTTAGCATCGCCAATTTCTACTGGAATGGTTTTTAATTTGACTTTATCTTGAGCCAAAACATAAGACGCGCCGAGCTTAGATGCAAAGGACATATATTATCTTTTTGGGTTAACTATTTTGTTGTATATTTCATCGTTTAGTTGTAGCACATAATCAACAACTTCAGATGGTTCTAATAGATCTGCATTTCTTGCAGCTATCTCATGCACCAACTTAATATTAAGTAGCTTTTGCTGAGAAAAGCCATACCATTGTTTGTTGTTGTTCTCCATCTGTGTTGTCAAAAAAGCAAGCAAGTCATCCGTATTTTGTATTGTAGTCATCGCTATTCTTTTTTATAAACTCTAGGTGGCGAATACGGATTATTTTTCTGCAACAGCGCCAGCGCCACATACTCAGCAGTGTCTGGCGTTGCCTTAGAAAAAGCGTCTGAAACCTCTTTTGCATCCACAACAAGACCCCGGGCTATAAGCTCGAGGTCTTGATAGGTTGTGGTTAGCGCCGTTACGGCATCAGTAAGGGTCATGTGTATGACCATCCATATTGATTACCACGCGGATGAATAGTAAAGATGCACTTAGCCTCGGCACCAGGTTGCGCGTCAATTTGGAAGCCGCCCACGCGACCATTAAAAGCAAAAGCCGCCGTTGTGGCTCCTGACGCCGCCGCAACTACAAAAGTACGGTCAATTACGCCAGAATACGCATCTCCACGAATCAACAGCAACCCTGCATCTGTCGGGTTCCAAGCTGCGGTGATCGTCATCGATGTCGGTGCAGATTGCGCTGGGATCTTGTCCGACTGGCGCGAGCCAGCTACGCCAAAAGATGCCACAGCGTCATCTTGCCCAAACGCTGGGACAGCTTCCACATTGACTTGTGTGCCGGATCCGCCAGACCCGTTAGCAGCAGTGCCTACAATCGTGGCCACCTGGGCCGTCCACACTGCTAGGTTAGCGGTTGTAAGCGCCGTGGGAGTAGCCCCCGTTTGCATCCACATCGATGCGGAAAAGCCAGGTAGAACTAAGTTAGGTGCAGCCATGATATGTCTCCTTAAGCGTTATTAGACCAGCCGTACAAGTTACCGCGAGGATGAACGGTAAACATACATTTCGCTTCTGCGCCGGGCTGCGCGTCAATCTGGAATTGCGACACGCGAGCGTTGAACGCAAAATAAACTATGTTTGAACCTTCCGTTGCCGAGACAACAAACGTTCTATCAATTACGCCTGAATACGCATCGGCTCGCATTAGCAACAAATTGGTGTCCGATGGATTCCATGCGGCTGTGACAGTCATAGACGTTGGTGCAGACTGCGCGGGAATTTTATCGGATTGTCTGGAACCTGCCACGCCAAACGAAGCAACCGCATCGTCTTGTCCAAACGCCGGGACGGCTTCTCCCGGTATCAAATTGCTAGACACTGCAATAGCTGCAACATTCGACAGCGTAGACAATTGCGCCAGCGTCAAGGCCGTAGGCGTTGCGTTTGGCTGCGCGTACAATGCGAAAGAATAACCGGGAAGAATTTTATTGGGCAAAGCCATAAGTCACCTCGTTGTTTAAGCTGGTATGTCTAAAGTGCAATCTAAAAACACTTGTGCCATCTTTTCTGTGTCATCGTAAGAGTTATAAAGCCACATTATGTCTGCTTTAGATATCTGAAACCCATAAGTGCTGCCACCAAACAATCCGGAATAACCGTGCAACGCTTGCAGTATCGTGTTTGATATCGTAAATCCATCTTCGATAACTTGCGTAAAAATACTGATTTGAAATGTTGGCCTATCAATACCTTTAACGCTTTGGACAGGGCCGGTATAAACAGGTTGGTGTACGTCACGCAACATCCACGTAATGAATTTAGGCTCTGTTGCAAAGTTACGGTTAAAAGCCGAATACACGGGAACTGGCGAAGCCGTGCTGGCCAGTTGAGCTTGTATCGCTTTTGCGTAATTGACAACATTATTTTGCGTAGTCATATCGCCGTAGTTGGATCGTTGCGCCAGCACATAGCAGTTACTTTTTGTCGATCATTAGATTCCAACACATCCGTTATGCGCCAGTTAAAACCACGATAAGTTAATGAATAAAGGTTTTGATTATTAACAATCGTACGCCAGTTGGGTGTGTAGTTAAAAACAAAGTTAACTAAGTCTTGATAAAGCCGATATTTTTCTGATATTTTTACGCTGTTTGCAACATTTTTTACTTCTGCCATGCTGGTAAACCAAGCGGCTTCCGAGGTTGTTTGTTCCCCAAACGCTGACTTGTTAAAAGTCAGGTTGTTAACAATTACCTTTTCAAATCGGGCGATAGACATGTCACATCACCAGTGGTTTGTACGGGCGTAGCAAACATGAAACTCCGAACGGTATATCCTTCAACGATACATCCGTGCTATTAGACCTTTGATTATAAAAGTGCGTTAACAGCAACAATCCTGCTTGCTTGATTGTTGGATAGGTCTGCAAAGGATCAGCCGCGGCGGTGTAATCAACAACGACCGGCGCGGTCATCTGCGTGTTGATCGTAGTCGGCATACTTTGCACGATTATTTTGTTGCCGCTGTAGTCGTATTGATAACCACTGGATGCAATAACCGTCAGCACCGCCGGAACACTTTGGTTATAGTACGCAACCTGATCTATCGTAATGCTGGTGCTGACTTCAGGTAAATCCAAACACGCATAGCTGTTATCGCTAGTTTCAGCGCCGTAATAAGCACGATAACTTGTCGCGAATATAGACAATCCCAAATAATCTTCAATCGCTAATCGCGCAGCCAATTCTAACGACGACAAATACGTGTCCTGGCTATCGTCCGAGTACAGATTAAGCTGGTTGCTAATCTCGTCGAGCGTAAGCCACGGCGTGACAACATCCCGATCCGTTTGCTCAAACTTTGAGTACGAAAACGGGCTTCGCGCCTGGTCGTTAGTGATTGTTTGTGCGCTCATGCTGCACTGGCCCTAACACCGGCAAACGGGTCACGAACAGAGCTGACCATGCGCCGTTCCGCGTAAAGAGTCACAAATCCGGGAGATGTCTGGTCAAACATCTGAATATTCATAGTCTCGGTATCGCCGATAGTCATAAACCGTGGCCAGTTCCCTAAATATATCGGGAAATCTGCGCTGAGATACGGATTTGGAATAACCGGAAATCCGAACACGTATCCCAGCGCCGCCCCGTCCGAATCGCCCACTTCAAGAAATAACGGTGTCCCAGAATTCTTAAGTTTACGCAGCGCCTTGATCGTGTCGGGAGCCATGTGCCAAGCCGTGCCTTCCAACGACCAATATTGAGCAGGAAGTGCGCTTACAATATCTACAATCTTGTCGTAAGTAGCGGCAATCCCACCGAAAGAAACAGTGGCTATTGTGTGGATGCCGTTTGTAATAGCAGTCCCAGAAGTGCCGTAGGCGCTCGCAGTGCTGCCCAAATACATATCAAGACCACGTAGCCCAGATGTGCCTCCCGTCGCTGTGGTGGTAGATCCAGACTGATCGTTGTTGATTGCCATCGATTGTGCTTCTAGAGAACTAAACTCCAGCATCAAATCTTCGACAATTTCCGGTTGCAGCCCGTTTATGTCTTCTAACACCGCAGACCGAATCGGCAGTTGAGCCGTAACCACGCGCACAGGCAATTGCCAGATGCTTGTATCATAATTCGGTGATCCACTATTTGCAGTTACCGGATACAGCCACGGATTTGTCGCATTTGCTGCGTTAC